CTACACCCCCAAATATAGGTTATTGTGATAGATCGAAACTTCGAGATTTTCCGCGTTCGTGTCCGCCGAATATCTGAAAAGGTTATCGCCCACGGCGATCTGCAAGTATGAACTATCAACGTCAAGATAGCGGAAAGCGTCGGTCGTTACGCCGCCGCGTTTCAGCTTCACCGCTTTTTCGCCGTATCCGGTGGAAACGGTCAGCACGTCGCCCGCTATCATTTCAAGGTTTAATTTTATGAATTCCTGCGTATCGACGTTTAGAAGCGTCGGATTTGTTACTGCGCCCAGCGCGCGGAATTCAATTCGGATACCGCTTTTCACGTCGCCGGAATTGAACACGTTTACGATCAAGGACGGCTGGCGATAGCCGATTTCCCACCCGTCGTAAAGCTCCAGCCCGTCCGGAACAGGGAATTCAAAGCCGCCGATCCATGTTGCAATGTCTGCGCGTGTTTCTGTTTCCTCTCTCCAAAAAGGATTAAGGCAAGTCAAATTCACCGCGAATTGCTCGAAGATCGGCTTTCGTGCGAAGATCGGCGCGTCGTCAATCTTGCACCCGATAACCCGCTTGAAGTCGCCGAATTCATACGTCAACGTGCCTTCGTATTGCGGATTTAATACGCGGTTCAGCCTTCGGCGCAAGGTCTGCGCCGCCTGTCTGTCCCGCTCTTTGATGTAGCCGACAATATCAATATCGCGGCTTTCAATTCTGTAACCCAAGTACGTGTCGCCGTCCTGTCCCATGCTGTTTGTGCTGTAAATAGCGTTTCGCACGTCGGAAAGCCCTTTAACGTCCTTGAAGTTTGTGTGATAAGGGGAACGCGGGGAAAACTCTATGCTTTCCCCGCGTTCGTTTGTGTAGATCAATCTTTCTTTTATGCTCATGCCATAACCTCCCGCGCAATCTGCCGGAACTGTCGCGCCGCCTGTCGCTGTTGCGCGGCGTAGCTCGTTTCGTTCGCGTAGATGTTTTGTACCACTTCAACGGTCGGCGTTGCCCCTCTCGCGGTCTGTCGTCCCTCTCCGGAACGAAATTCCGGAACGGCGTTGCTTGTTTCGCGTCGGATCGTGCTTTCTACGGAACGCATTTCACGGGCGAAGCCTTCGCCCAAGCCCTGCGCCATAAAAGAACCGATACCCGCAAAAACCTTCGACGGGGAATTGATGTCCATTTCATCTTCAACCGCCGCCACGATCTCCTGCATCATAGAACGAACACGGCTTTCAAGCCAGCCGGACATATTTTGGAAGCCCTGCCAAATGCCTTCAACCATGTATTCGCCCGCGTCTACAAACTGCGAATAGAAGCCGCGTATTGCTGTAATGATACTTTGCATGATCTGCGGAACTTTTGCCGTGATCTCCGGAATGCCTGCCACCATACCCTGTGCAAAGCTCTTGTCAACATTCGTTCCTTCCTGCACAAACTTTTGATGTTGCGCCGTAAACGCCGTGATAATGCTTTGAACGATCTGCGGGATTTTCTGCGTAATCTGAACGATCGCCGTAATCATGCCGGAAGCAATGTTCTTGTCGAAGTCCTGTCCGGCTTGATTTAGTCTTTGCGCCTGTGCCGTCAATCCGGTAATAACCCGCTCGACGATTGCGTTTACCGCTCCGGAAAGTCCTTCAATATTCGCAATAATACCGTTATTCACGGCGTTTACTGCTTCGGCGGCTGTAAGCTGTCCCGCTCCGCCCATTGCGGCGGTCATATCGCTTTCAACGCCGGACATATTATCCGTAAAGCCTACGCCCACGCCGTCCGCCATGTTGCCGCCTATGTCGGCGAACACGGTAGAAGGGGAATGAATGCCGAAAAAGTCCTTGATACCGGATACAAGGGACGAAGCCCAGCCGGATACCTTTTCCCATAGCCAAGAAGCCGCGCCGCTGATACCTTCCCACAAGCCGTGAAGAAGGTTTGCGCCCGCGTTTACAAGCTCCCCGCCCAGCGACGCGAAGGCTTGAACGATACCGGAAACAATCTGCGGAACTGCCTTCACGATTTCAACTATGATCGTCGGCAAATTCTGAATGAGCGCCACGAAAAGCTGAACGCCCGCCATAATGATTTGGTCAATGTTCCCGATCAGCGCGTTTACAATGCCGGAAACAATCTGCGGGATTGCTTGAACGATCGTCGTTATAATCTCCGGCAACGCCTGTATAAGCGCGATCAGAAGGTCGATACCCGCTTGAATGATAAGCGGTATATTTTCCATGAACGCCGAAACGATCCCTTCGATGATCTGCGGGATCGCCTGAACGATTGTTGTTATGATCTCCGGCAACGCTTCGACAAGCGAAACAAGAAGATCAATGCCCGCTTGAATTATCTGCGGAATTGCCGCCAGCAATCCGTCGATCAAGCTGGTTATCAACTGCGGAAGCGCCGCCACAAGAACGGGAATTGCATTGATAACGCCTTGCGCCAGCCCTGTGATAAGCTGTAAAGCCGCGTCGATCAGCAACGGGATATTGTCGATCAGCGTTTGAACGATTTGCATTACAACTTGAACGATCGTCGGAATTAGCGTCGGCAAGGATTGACCAAGCCCCGCGGCAAGCCCCACGATAAGCTGTGCCGCTCCGTCTATGAGCATTGGCAAAAGCTCCGCAATTCCGTTCACAAGTGTTTCAACGATTGATACCGCCGCCGCCGCGATAGTCGGCGCATTTGAAACAATACCTTCAATCAAGGAAGATACCATTGTCACGCCCATTTCGACGAACTCCGGTAATTTTTCCACAATAAGGTTCAGAACGTCCGAAAGTCCATTTCCGACAACGTCCGCCATCTTCGTTACGTCGCCGTTTGCCGCCTGTATGCCCTTTGAGAACTCCGCAAGGATCGGTATTCCGTCAGCCGCAAGATCATCAAGGAACGGAAGCGCAATCAGCGCCGCCGAATTCTTCAAGCCCTCTGTTCCTGCCTTTAACTGTTGAATTTTATCGTTAAACGCGCCCAGCGCATTCAGATTTTTTCCGGACATAACCGCGCCCATTGCTTCCGCTTCTTCGCCGTATGCCTTGAATGCTTCCGAACCCGCGTCAATAATCGTGTTTAACTCTGTTCCGCTCTTTCCAAGAAGCGTCATTGCCAGCGCGTCGCGCTCTGTCACGTTTTCGATCTCTCCAAGCGCGTCGATAACTTCCCAATATACTTCTTGACTGTCGCGAAGCTCTCCGTTTGCGTCTGTAACGGATACGCCCAGCTTGTCATACGCGGCGGCGTATTCTTTGTTTCCGTTTCGCGCGTCGTCCATAATCTGCGTGTTCTTCTTCATCGTTTTTGTTAGCGTGTTTATATCGCCGTCGATGAAGTTTAACGCGTATTGATACTTTTGCAACTCTTCCGCCGCAATGTGCGTATTTGCCGATGTTGTCAAGATGTCGTCCGCGTAATTCGACGCTGAAACGGTCATTCCGGCAAGTGCGGAAGCCGCGCCAACTGCCGCCGCGCCAAGTGCGGCGACGGCTGTTCCGAAGGCTTTTCCGACTTTTCCCACAACGTCGCCGACGCTTTCCCAATCAATTTTTGATTGTTTAAGCTGTTTCGACGTGTTTTCGATCTGCTGTTCAGTTTTTGCCATTTCCGCCTTCGTGTTATTAAGGTTCGTTTGCATTTTCTGATACGCCGGATCGGTCGGATCAATACCCGCTTCGCGCATTTTCTTCAATGCGGCTTCTGCCGCCGCCGCTTTTTTCGCCTGTTCGTCAAACTGCTTTTGTAATATTTCTTGCTTCCTTGTCAGCGCTTCCGCGCTGTCCGCGTTTGCCGCGAATTCTGCCGTCGCCAGCTTCATTTCGGAATTTATTTCGCGAAGGGAGGAATTTATATTACTGCAAGCGGCGCGATACTCTTTTTCGCCCGATAGGTCGATTGACGTTTTGATCTGCTCTTCTTTTGCCATTTATAACCCCCCTAACACGTCGTCAATGTCAACTTCCTTCGGCTCTTGCTTGAACCGATCGGGATTGAATTCACGGTGAATTTTGAAAAGCGTCAAAATTTTATACGGTGTCATTCTCCATACCTCGGCTTCGCTCCATCGAAGAAGCGTTACCCCGATATAAAGAAGGCGGGCAAGGTCAATTATTCCTTGCCCGCTTCCGCGTTTTTTTCGTCGTCCTCTCCGTCGTCCTCTTCGTCATTTTCTGGCGGTTCGGCTGTGCCGTTGTTGCCCATAGAAAAAGCCTTGAAGATTGCCGACTTCACTTCGGCAAAATTGCCCGTGTGAATGAGCTTGCCCACCTGTTTTTCGGTAAGCTCTGCTTCGCCTTCCTCTGCGCCCTCATTCAAAAGGACGGTCAGAAGCCAGCGAAGATTTTTAATGCTGTCCTTTCCGGAAAGCACTTTGTCAAGGCGATCAAAGCCGCCGAATTTGTCCTGCATTTCGTCGATCGCGTTCAAGCTGAAAAGAAGGTGTCTTTCCTTGTCAAGCTCGATCGGGAAACGTCCGTCTTTAATTGCGCTCATAACAGAATAAGCGGGAAGCCGTTTCCGACTTCCCGCGTTCCTCCTTTCCGGTTTTAAGTATTGGTGTTGTTAGGTTCGCGAACGGTAGTGAACCAAGCCGCCGCCACGGTGTTTGTAGGCTCTGCGACGTGTTCAGCCTTCCACAAACCGTCAGCGCGCTTGATGAACTGTCCGACGATCTCCGGTGTAGTGAATTCGATACTATCACCCTTTGTGGTGTAGTTTTCATTCGGGATCGCGAACTTCACCTTGTAAAGCCAAATATACTTGTACTTGCCGCCCGTTTTCTTCGCGCGGAAGCCGATTGCAGTATAAGGCGCTTCGTCGCTTTCAGAAGCATAAAGAACGTTGTCGTCGTCCATGCTCTGCCCAAGCAGGGCGGAAAGGTCAGCCGGAAGAAGATCGTTTACATTCAAAGTCAATTCACCGGATACGAATTCTTTTACGATTTCGTCCGCGCCGTCGTCGGCGTAAAGGATAGCTTCTGCGACTTCCACGGAAAGCTCCGCCGAAATAGCTTTCGCCATTCGCACGGGCGTTCCGTAGGTTTCTGTGCCGTCGTCGCCTACGGTAATGGGCGCGCGATAAAGATCACGCAAACCGATTGTTGCCATGTGTCATACCTCCATATACTTGATTTGTACGGGGATATGATAATACCCCGTGTCTTGCTCGAAGATTTCCGCTTCGATCTCGAACCCGTAAAACCCCGCCGCTTTGACGTTGGCTTTCAAGGATTGAAGAAGCGTGAAATAGTTTTCCTTTGAATACAAGTGTACTTGATACGTGTATTCCTGTGCCCCCTCTTCATCGTCTGAAAAGAAGGTGTCGCGCCCCGCCACAAGCTGGTACGTGATAAAACAAGCCGCCTTCCCGCCGTATTTCAGACGTTCGACGGGAACGCCCAGCCCTTCAAGTGTAGTTTTCAATAAGCTGTCAACGTTCATTTTGTTTTTCCTCCCATACGCGGCGCATTTCCGCCGTTGCTTCCTCCGCCGCGTTAGCATTCGCCCTTGTGAACCACGGGCGTGCGGGCATATTTGAACGCCCAAAATTCAGCACAAAGCCTTTTTCCGCATTGCGTACCCCGTGCCGATCCTTTCCGGTCGGCGCGATCTCCACAAATTTGCCGCCGTTGCGTTCCTTTACGGCTGATACTTTGATCGAAGCCGTAAGCGCGCCCGTTGCTCTGCCTGTGCTATTCAATTTCTTTGTTTCCGTCTGAAACGCGCGTTTGATAACCTCGCCGCCAGCTTTCAGCATTTCCGGCACGGCTTCTTCAACGATCGCGTCCTGCCGAAGCATTGCTTCCATAACGTCGTCAAGCCCTGTAACGGTGAATTTAGCCATCTTCGCCGCCCCCTTCCGCTTCCGGAAGGTTTACAAGCGTCAATTCCGTAAATTGTCCGTTTCCGT